TCATCCGCGCAGATTTGCCCAAAAAGGTGGAGTGGAACGAGGCCGAGCTAATTCGCATTGAAGCCAAGCTAGCCGCGACTGGTGAGCCGATCGAGGACTACATAAAGGTAAAGCGCACCGTCGCCGAAGGCGCCTATGCAAAATGGCCGTCGTCGCTGCGCGCGACCTTTGAGCCGGCCCGCACCGTCTCTGCCGGCAAGCCGACTTTCAAAGTTGATCGCGTCGGCGCGAAGCGAGGCGCGTGATGGCAATCTCTCTTGCATCTCTGAAACGTCGTTCGGATCGCAAGCCACCTCGCTTGCTGGTCTACGGCACCGCCGGCATCGGGAAAACAACGCTCGGCACCTCCGCGCCGAAACCTGTGTTCATTCAAACTGAGGATAGCGAAGTAGGCTGCCCGACCTTCGGTTTGCTGCGCGCCTATGCGGAAGTGATGGACGCCATGGCCGCCCTGGTCGGGGAGGACCATGATTTCAAAACTGTGGTGCTGGACAGCCTAGACTGGCTTGAGCCGTTGGTTTGGCACGAGACGTGCCGAGTCAACAACTGGACCGATATCGAAAAGCCCGGCTTTGGCAAAGGCTACGTTGCGGCGTTGGACACATGGCGCGTGCTTCTGGACGGCTTTAACGCTCTTCGGGACGAGCGCGGCATGACGGTTGTGCTTTTGGCACACTGCGAGATCAAGAGGTTTGATAGCCCGGAAACGGAACCCTACGACCGGTATCAGATCAAGGTCCAGAAAGCCGCCAGCGCTTTGGTGCAAGAGCATGTCGATGCAGTGCTGTTTGCGAATTACCGGGTGAGCACGGTCAAGACCGAAGCCGGTTTCAACAAGCGCGCGGTGCGCGGCGTCGGGGTGGGTGATCGATTGCTCTATACAACCGAGCGGCCAGCTTTTTTGGCAAAGAACCGTTTTGCGTTGCCTGATAGTCTGCCGCTGGATTGGCAGACGTTGGCTGCCGGCATCCCTTTTTATGCAAATCAAACTCAGGCGGCCATGCCCGCCGATGAGGAGTAACACCTATGGCCGATCTCAGCGTCGTCTTTGACGGACAATCTTTTGACGCTAACAACATCGAACCGTCACAGCCGCGCGAACTCCTGCCTCCTGGCAACTATATTGCGCAGATTATTGACAGTGAGATGAAAGAAACCAAGACGGGCGGGAAAATGCTAAAGTTGTCTTTTGAGATTACCGAAGGGCAGCATGCTAGGCGCCGTGTGTGGTCTAATCTCAATTTGGTTAACAGCAACGCAACCGCCGTTGATATTGCTCAGCGCGACCTCTCGGCCATTTGCCGCGCTATTGGCCAGTTGCAACTGTCGGACAGTGATCAGTTGCACTACCAGCCAATGCAGATCACGGTGGCTATTAAACCGCCGCAGGGGATTTACGAGGCGTCAAACGAGGTTAAGGGTTACGCGCCGTGTTCCGGCGCTAATCCGGCTGCGGCGGCTCCGATGTCGCGCGCCGCAGTTGTGCCTGCCACGTCTGCCGCCGGACGAACGACAGCGCAGCCGCCGTGGCGGCGGAATGCCTGATTATTGGCCGACAGGTAACTCCTGTCGGCCTGTCTACCTTGGAATAGGATCAGGTGTTATGGCGGCCATTCCTGCGTTTTCTACGCCCACGGTTTCCGCCATTTATGCGGCCTATGAGGCTGCGGCCGACACCGGCTGGCGCGAGCATCTCGGCGCCTCCCTGATTGGCACCGAGTGCAATCGTGCGCTCTGGTATTCTTTTCGTTGGGCAACCCGTGCGCGGCACACTGGGCGGCTGCTGCGCCTATTCGAGACCGGCAATCTAGCCGAGGCCCGCTTCGTCGCGGATCTCCGCCGCATCGGCGTTACCGCGCTTGATTTTGACCCAAATACTGGACGCCAGTGGACGTTGCGTGACGCCTCCGGTCACTTCGGCGGCAGCATGGACGCGGTGGCAATTGGGTTCCCCGAGGCACCAAAAACCTGGCACGTCTGCGAATTTAAGACCCACTCGGCAAAATCGTTTGCCGCTTTGGTGAAAGATGGTGTGGAAAAATCTAAGCCGGCGCACTGGGCGCAGATGCAGGTCTACATGCACCTCGCCGGGCTCGACCGCGCGTTCTACCTGACGGTCAACAAGAACACAGACGAACTCCACCAGGAGCGCATTCACGCCGATGTTGAGGTCGGACTACGCCTTCTCGCGAAGGCCGAGCGGATCATCACTGCGGCACGGCCGCCGGTGAGGATCAGCGACGATCCGGCCTGGTGGCAGTGCCGGTTCTGCGATCACCACTCCGTCTGCCATAGCGACGCGGTGCCTGACCGACATTGCCGGTCTTGCTTGCACGCCAGCCCGGTAGCCGACGGCGCATGGGACTGCGCGCGGTCGAACGTGGCGCTTGATACCGCCGCCCAGCGCACCGGCTGCGCCTCGCATCTCTACGTGCCAGACCTAGTGCATGGAGAGCAACTGGACGTTGGCGACGATTGGGTTAGTTACCGGATGCCGGATGGCACCGAATGGCGTGATGGGGTTCTTGGCTGATGGAACTCCGATCCTACCAGACTGAGGCAGTAAAAAAGCTCTATAATTATTTTCTTGATAAAACTGGCAACCCGTTGGTCGTTATGCCAACTGGGACCGGCAAAAGTTTGGTTATTGCCGGGTTTGCGCGCGAAGCGTTGGGTGCTTACCCGGAGACGCGCATCCTTGTTTTAACGCACGTTAAGGAGCTAATCGCGCAAAACTATCAAGCTCTGATGGATTTGTGGCCGCAGGCGCCAGCGGGCATCTACTCGGCGGGTTTGTCCCGTCGGGACATTGACGCGCAAATCTTGTTTGCCGGCATCCAGTCTATCCGAAAGCGCGCTCATCAGGTGCAGCGGTGCGACATTGTTATCATAGACGAAGCCCATCGGATTGGCCGTGCAGATATTGGAATGTATTATTCATTTATTCAAGAATTAGACGAAATAAACAATGGTTATCTAAAAGTGCTTGGTTTTACCGCTACGCCATATCGAATGGATAGCGGCTTATTGCATGAGGGAGACGACAGGCTTTTTACGGATATCGCCTACACCGTGCCCATGCTGCGGATGATTAAAGACGGTTATCTTTGCCCAGTTGTACCGAAGCAGCCTACAACTCAGCTTGACGTTTCCGGGGTAGGCACGCGCGGAGGCGAATTTATCGCCAAAGACCTAGAAGCTGCGGTTGATAAAGAGGAGACTACCGCCTCAGCGGTGGAAGAGATCGTCACCCTTGGCGCTGATCGCGGCTCTTGGCTGGTGTTTTGCTCTGGCGTTTCTCACGCTGAAAACGTGCGGAACGCAATTAGAAAGCACGGCATCTCAGCCGAAACGGTGACGGGTGGGACACCGGCGGCCGAACGCAATCGCATTTTGACTGATTACAAAGCGGGGCGTTTGCGCTGCGTTACGAACGCAAACGTGCTGACCACCGGCTTTGATGCTCCTGGAACTGATCTTATTGCCTTGTTGCGTCCCACTAAAAGCGTCAGCCTATACGTTCAGATGGTGGGTCGGGGCATGCGAATTGCTCCCGGAAAGGAAGATTGCAGCGTTTTGGATTTTGCCGGCAATACTTTTCGTCATGGGCCGGTTGATACCGTGGATGGACGAAAAAAAGAGAACGACGTACCCGGTGAGGCTCCATTCAAGTTTTGCCCGCAATGCGATGCTGAAAACCACACGGCGGCACGGTTTTGCGTGGAATGCGGTTACGAGTTCGTTTTTAAAAACGATGTTGATGTTAAAGCTGCCATGGACGCGCTGCTTTCGACGCAAAACAAAGCCCAATGGGTGCCCATTCAAGACGTGACATATGCCACGCATAGCAAGTTCGGCAAGCCTATTTCGCTGCGAGTTACATACCACAGCGGAATGCTCACTTACCCCGAATGGGTGTGTTTGGAACACACCGGATATGCCCGCTTGCTGGCGGTGAAATGGTGGATGCGCCGCAGCGAAACGCCCACTCCTAGCACGGTCGCAGAAGCCTTGACTGGCAATATCAAATTAAAAAAGCCGACTTTTATCCAAATTAAGCCGGTTGGCAAATACACCGACATAATAGCAGTGCGGTTTGAGGCATGAGCACGCATGACAACCCCGTGATGCAGGCCATTGCCGCCGCTTTTCCCGGCTCGCTTATCAAATATCCAAACGGAGGCCATGCGTTGAACAACCCCAACTCGGCAGAAACTGCCGCCATGATTATTGCTGGACAGCGCGGAGGTGAATACGTCGAAAGCATTGGCACGACCGACTTTGCCAACTGGACGCCCCACCAGTGGGATATGTTTGTGTCGGTCATTTGTGGTGGCTACGTGGACGCAATTTACCAGATTGAAACCGAAGCGCATTTCGGTGTTTCAAAAATCAGACTGTGATGAGCATGAGCCGTTTCCATGATTACATATCTCAACGCGGCCAACCAGGCGTCAGCGGTTTGGCGGACGCGGCCATTTCGCTTGGTATGCCAGTGTTTCCGTGCGACGCGAAAAAGCGGCCATTGACCCTTAATGGGTTCAAGGACGCGACCAACGATCCAGCCGCTATTCGGCGCCTGTTTGCCGACGACCGCGCCGTTATGATCGGCGCGCCCACCGGCGAAGTCTCCGGCTTTGTCGCCGTGGATGTGGACATGAAAGAAGGCCAGCAAGGTCGATCTTGGCTGGACGCCAACAGCCACCGCCTGCCGCAAACTCGCACCCACCGCACTCTCAATAGCGGGCTTCACATTCTCTACCGGTGGCCAGGGCAGCGGGTGAAGAACAGCGCCAGCAAGATTGCGCCGAACATTGATGTGCGGGGAGACGGCGGATATGTCATCTTTCCGCCGTCCGCAGGCTACATGGTGGCCGATGACGCGCCTATTGCAGACGTTCCAGAGTGGCTTCTGCCGGCCATTTGCCCGCCAGATCCCGTCTATACCGCTCCGGCACCTCGGCACATCGAGGCGGACGGCTTGAGCATTCTCGGTCGCGCGACTCTGCAACAAAGGTGCGACGCCATCCGCTTCGCGCCAGACGGCGCTAAGCACACCACTATCAACGAAAGCGCGTTTTCTGTGGGTGGTCTGGTATCGTCTGGACACATTCAACAGGCCGAAGGCTGGGCCGCGCTGCGGGAGGCTCTGAGCGCCATCCTGCCTTATTGCAAAGACCAGAGCGCGGCCGAGCGGACCTTATATCGCGCGTTTTACGAGGGCATTGGAAAGCCGCAATCAATTGAGCCACCCATGGAACACGCCGATGTGGACAACACGGACATTGCTCCGTTTTTGGCGAAACTGGCCGACATCCGCGTTGTCAAAACACTCATTCCCAAACCTATCGCAGTGCCCGCTGCAATCATGGACGTTCCAGGCGCGCTCAAGCTGTTTGTGGATTACTGCGAGGCGACGGCCATCAGCCCGCAACCATTACTCTCTTTGGCGGCAGCGATCACGCTTGTCGGCGCCTTGGCCGGCCGGCGGTATTGCACAACAACCGACTTGCGGACCAACATCTACGCCGTCGGCATCGCAGACAGCGGCGCCGGCAAGGACCACGCCCGCAAGCAGATCAAAAAGGTTCTTTTTGCCGCCGGCCTATCCCGATACCTCGGCGGGTCCGACATCGCTTCCGGCTCGGCGCTACGGACCGCCTTAATGCGCCATCCCGCCATGCTGTTTCAGATCGACGAATTTGGCGACTGGCTGGCCGACGTGCTGGGCGACAAAGCCAGCGCGCATCGGAAGCAGATCGCGTCGATGCTCAAGGAATTGTACAGCAGCGCCGATTCCCCGTGGCAGGGCATCGAGTATGCCGATCAGTCCAAGACCGGGCGCCCCCGTGAGGATATCCACCAGCCTCATGCCTGCCTTTACGGCACCAGCACGCCCGGACAATTCTGGAACGCCGTAGCCGAGTCTAGCATGCAAGACGGGCTGATGGCGCGCATCCTACTGTTTGTTTCTCCGGTCTCTTACCCCGACGAGCGCGAACCTAGAATCATGGAGCCAAGCGACGATCTGATCGCTGCCTTGCAAGCCATCGCCGCCGGCGTGCCAGACCACGGCGGCAATCTGGCCGGCATCATGGCGCCAGGCGTTGTGCCCATCCCCTACATCGTGCCAGAGACGCCAGAGGCAACCGCCGCACGCCGTCAGATGCGGCAGGACCAGCTTGTCCAACAGCGAAATGCCGAAGGCACTTACGTTACCGCTATTGCAGCCCGACTCGCAGAAAGCGCCATGAAGCTGGCCCTGGATCGAGCCGTGTCCGCCAACCCCGTCAGACCCACAATTACGGCGCAAGACGTCGCCTGGGGGCGCACCGTGTCACAGCACTGCATTGACACATTGTTGCGCGAGGCAAATCGACACGTGGCAGACAACGACCACGAGCGAAAGTTTAATCGACTCTTAGAATTTATCCGCGTTCGAGGCCCAGTCACCGAACGGGAAATTATCCGTGGCGCGAAGTGGCTCGGCGAACGCGACCGGACCGAACTCCTGCGATTAGCGGTGGGGGGAGGCATGGTCCAGGCCACAGCAAGCGCGCCAAGCGTTGCCGGTGGCAGGCCCACTATCCGCTTTTCTGTTGCGCAGAAGGAGGAATGACAGAACCTATTCTAAGTCTTTGAAATCATTAGTTGTGTCACTTTTGGCGTTTTGGCACGGGGTATCCCCATAGGGGAAATAGTCTGGGGGGGGTACCCCCATGCCAAAACTGCCAAAACTGACACAACTAACAATATCAATAACTTATATATATGTTCTGTCACTTTATGGGGAGGGTTCTGGCATTAAGGTAAAAGACGACGCCAGGACGTGGTGGCAGCGCCCGCGACCGCCCCCTACCTACCGGCGGCGGGTTTGCCTCCCACCA